AGGCGAGGAACGCGTCAAGGTTCCGCTGCCCATACTCTTCGTTGGCGGCGGACAGGAGCACGACGACCAGTAGGTTGAGGTCGACCTCGCCGTCCAGGGTCTCCCCGTACGTGATCGCCGGACGGCCAGGGAGGATGACCGCGACCGGGGGGGAGATCGCACCGGGCGCGTCGGGCATCGCCCGGATGCCGATCACCCTGTTCAGCAGCGTCGCCATCCCGCCGCGTATCCCGTCGTAGTCAGCCATGGCTCAGGCCAGCTTCCCGTGTATCCGGCAGGCCCGGTTGACGAACTTCAGCGCGAACTTGCCACCCCGGTGAACCCAGGTGCATTTCCGGCACAGCGGATGGTCCGCCGTGATCCCGGTCGACCAGGGACGTATCTCAATCGCGTCACCGACCCGGCCCCTGGTGCTCCCGAAACCCTTGTCCTTCCTGCTCACTGGCATTCCCATTCCGCCCACCACGCCTCCTCGGCGGCCGCGCAGGGGCGGACGCGGCCCCAGGAGACGCACGCCGCCCCGGACAGGAGCAGGACGGCGTGCGACCCTGCCGGCACGGTCAGGCCCGCGATGCTGCCGGGCAGCGGCGTGTCCAGCGGCCAGAACCGGGCCAGCCGGACCCCGGCGAACCCGTCGCAGGCTGCTTCGAGTAGTTCGGGGATGCGCGCGCCGCTGGGGTCGGCAACGGCATCGTGCAACTCACGCACATCCCCTTGGGACGCCATGATGCCAGTATGGGCGTACAGGTGGTAGGCGATGGCCGTAGCCGCACAGCAGCCTTGCGTCCAATTCGTCTCAGCCAGTATCATGTAAGGGTTAACCGGTAGGCAGGCGACCGGGCCCAACCGCGAAACGGCTTCACGGCCCATGCGTCTGACGGCCTGGTCGCCTGCCAGTGCCCGGGTAGCTTTCGGCAGCGGTTTCAGCCCGGCCCGCTTCCTAGCCTGAGCGGCCCGTCCGGCAGCGGCGAATTTCGCGGTCGATTGCGTCTGCTTCGCTGTCCTGGTCGGCAGGCCCTTCGCCTTCTCCGCCGCCCGCTTCTTAGCCTGCGATGCGCGTCCGGCAGCGGCGAACTTCACCGCCGCGGCGGCTTGCGCCTTGGTCCGCTTGTGCGCCGGGTGCTTCGCCACGGCTAAACCCCGACCTTGCCGAGCCCCCTGATATAAGGGCGGAGCTGGTCAGCGACCCACGGGTTGGGGTTGGTGCGGATGACGCCGAGCTCGCCCATCCCCGCGACTCCCCACGGCGCGTCCTTCAACTTAAACCAGTCGGAGGCGATCAGCAGCGCGGCCTGATGAACGGCAGGGGGTACCTGCGGCCACCCGAACATCCCCGTGATCTGAACGCGGTCAAGGTGCGTGAATGGCCAGGTAAACGGGAACCATGTCCCCCCGCCGCGGAGGACCTGCACTTGGGTGTAGGGGCGGGGTTCGCCGTACCGCATCTTGCTGAACTGCCCGTCCCCGATCCGCAGCATGTAATCAGCACCCTGCGTCCACGTGGTCTCGAACACCCCGTCGCCGTCCAGGTCGATTTTCAGGGACGTGACGGACACGAGGTCGTCGATGGTGAGCAGCCAGATGTCCAGCGGCTGGTAGGTGCGCGTGTCGGTCATCCGGAAGAAATGCCGCCCGCAGAACTCGTCGATCCACCGGGACGTCGCGTTGCACACGTCGACAATCCCCGAGTCGTCAGCCGAATCGTCAATGTCGAGGCGGTCTTTCAGCTCCTCCGGGCCGACATACCAGGTCGCGTGGGCCAGCGGTGTCACCCGCCACGTCCCGGGCTGCACATCCGACGCGGCCCCGGTCCCGATCCACGTATAAGACCACAGGCCGTCGATGCCGGTTTCGGACGGGTTGCACAGGACCAGCAGCTGGTACCCGCCGGTCCCCTGCTTCGTGATGTCGTTCGGCGGGGCCCCGGCGTACGTGTGGACGGTCTGCAGGCCGGCCGGGTCGGTGATCACGCACGACACGGTCGACGGGTCGGTCGGGGTGCCGGACACGGAGAAGATGATGGTGAGCGTCGCGACCTCGTTGATGCTGTCGTAGAAAACCGTCGACCCCACGGGCACCTCCTATTTCACGGACGGCGTGGATGTCCCCGGTTTGGTGACGGCGGAGAAACCGTCCCGCGGGTCGGCGGCCGTGGCCGCGGCTGCCACCCGGCTGCTCGTCATGGTGATGCTATCCCGCGGGTCTGACACCCGCGCCGGGGAGTACATGACGTGGTTCACCGCGCTGGATGATTTCGCCGGGACGATGTTGACCGTGTGGATCGACTCGGTCGAGCTGCCCCCGTCGGTGAACTGGAACAGCAGCGCGATCGACAGGCTGGTCGTGCCGGTGCCCGTGTCGGGGAGCTGCTGCGCCTTGACCGGTGTCCCGAACGCGTCCGCCCCGGACCCGGTGTCAGAGTACGCGGGGATGAGAAGCGTGTCAGTGGCGGACCCGCCGTCGCTGAACGCCGGGACGAACAGGGCCTCGGCGCTGTGCCCGGTGTCGGTGAACGCGAACACGACCGCGACGGCGAACGTCTCCGAGCTGGTCCCCGCGTCGGTCAGGCCCGGGACCGCTGCGAGGGTGTCGGCAGCGGCCCCGCCGTCGGCCAGCGGGACGGACGCGACCTGGGAGGTGCCCAGGCTGTCCGTGCCGCTGCCGCCCTCAGCCAGGACGGTACCGGGCCAGAACGCGTCGGTGCCCTGCCCGGTCTCGCCCAGCGGGGCAGGCTGCACCAGGCTGGCCGTCTCAGCGGACGCCCCCGTGTCGGTGAACGCGGTCGGTGCCGAAGCCCCCCCGGCGAACGTTTCGGTGCCGGCCCCGGTGTCCGCCAGGGTGACCGGCTGCGCTGCCGTGAAAGCGTCCGCCGCGCTGCCCGTGTCAGTCAGGGCGGCCGGGACGGCGGCTGCGGCAAGATCCGCGCCGGTCCCGGTCTCCGCCAGCGGCACCAGGGCGGTGACGGTGACCGCGTCCGCGCTGGTCCCGGTATCAGCCAGCGCGGACGCGACAGTCTCCTGCATGCCCAGCGTGTCACTGCCGGTGCCCGTGTCAGCGAACGCGGGGACGGCAAGCCCGTCAGACGCCTGGCCTGTCTCCGTGAACGGGACAGTCTGCCCCGACCCGTTGTTGAAGATCTCGAAGCTGGACCCGGTGTCAGCGAACGCTGGGACGGCCAGCGTGTCAGTTCCGGTTCCCGTGTCGGCCAGCGCGGTGGGCTGCGTCAGCCTGATGCTGTCCGCGCTGGTCCCCGCGTCGGCGAACGCGGGGACGGCCAGCGTGTCACTGCCCGTGCCCGTGTCAGCCAGCCCGGTGGGCTGCGCGGCGGTGAACGTGTCAGCCGCGGTGCCGGTGCCGGCGAAACCGGGGATGGCCAGCAGGTCCGCACCAGTACCGGTGTCAGCCAGGCCCGGGATGACCCCGGCCGTGTCTGTCCCGGCCCCGGTATCAGCCAGCGGCACCCCGGAAGCCAGTGCCAGCGTGTCCGTGCCGGTCCCCGCGTCGGGCAGCGGGACAGCGGTGACCGATGTGACGGCCAGCGTGTCCGCGGCCGTCCCCGTGTCGGTCAGCGGGACGGACGTGAACGCGCCGTTGGAGAACGCGTCGGTGCCGGACCCGCTGTCAGCCAGGACAGTGGCCGTGACCGATGTGACAGCATCCGTCCCGCTGCCAGCGTCAGCCAGGGACGTTGCGGCGGTGAAGACCGGGGCCTGGGACGTGCCCGTCCCCGCGTCGGCCAGCGCAACGGGGACAACCGCGAGGGTCGTCAGCGTGTCACTGCCCGACCCCGCGTCAGCCTGCGGGACCAGGGACGTAACCGTCAGTACGTCCGCGCCGGTGCCCGCGTCGGCCAGCGGGACCAGCGACGTGACACCCAGGCTGTCCGAACCGGTGCCCGTGTCAGCCAGCGGGACCGCGATGACCGCGAGGACAGCCAGCGTTTCCGTCCCCTGCCCGCTGTCGGTCAGCGCGACCGGGACGACTGCGAGGGCCGTGATCGTGTCCGCGCCAGCCCCGGCGTCGGCCAGGGTGGTCTGCGCGGTCGCCGTGACCGCGTCCGTCCCCGCCCCCGCGTCAGCCAGGGGAACCGGGGAGGTCAGGGTCAGCGTGTCCGCACCCGACCCGGTGTCAGCCAGCGTTACCAGGACCGGGCCGAGGGTCAGGCTGTCTGTCCCGGTGCCAGCGTCGGGCAGGACGGGCAGCACGCCCGCCGTGTCCGTCCCGGTCCCCGCCTCAGCCAGGGACACCGCGGTCACCTGGGAGACAGCCAGGGTTTCCGCGCTGGTCCCCGCATCCGCTGCCGGGACCGCGGCGGTGACCGCGAGCGTCTGCGCCGAGGTGCCCGTCTCGGCCAGCGGGACCAGCGACGTGACCGTCAGGGTGTCAGCTGCGGCACCCGTGTCGGCGGACGGGACGGCAGCAGCGACCGTGAGCGTCTCCGCCGAGACGCCCGCGTCTGCCAGCGGGGCAGCAGCCGACACGGCGACCGTCAGCGTCTCAGCGCTCACCCCGCTGTCAGCCAGCGTGAGCACGGGGCTGCTGACGTTATCCCACTGCGACGAGGACTGGGGGTCCGAACCGCCGTACTGGCCGTGCTCGATGACAGCGGTCACGGCGGTCAGCGCGAACGGGTCCGTCTCCGACGTCAGCGCCGTCCACGTCATCCCGTCAGCGGAATACTCGTAGAACAGGGTCCCGGCAGCCTCCCGCAGCCGCAGCCACACCATCGTCGCCGGGTTGTACGTGGCCGGGCTGCCGACCGTCGAGACCGTCCCGCCGATGTTATGCTGCGCGGTCAGGGTGCCGTTGCCGGCGAACACCGACACCGTGTGCGTCGAGTCGAGCTGCGCCTGCAGAATCGCCTGGGTCGTGCTCAGCTGGGTGCCCGCTGAGACCAGCTGCACGGAGATCGCCGAGGCGGTCAGGTCGTAGGCGGCGGCGGACTGGATACCGGAGTAGACAGCGGAGCTGGCAACATCGGTCAGGGTCAGCAGTCCCGAACCGACCGTGACCGTGCCGAAGCTGGTCCACTGCGCGTTCAGGGTGGTCCCGGGGAACGTGTCAGTCAGCGTCGCGATCTTCGGCAGCGCAGCCGACCCCAGCGGGTAGGTGACCGGCGGGTGCCTGTTCGCTGCTGCCCTGCGCGGCATAGGTTACCCCTGCGCGGGTTCGTCCCAGAGAATCCACGGGATGACGTTGACGGCGGCCGGGAACGTGCACCGTACCCGGACGAACCGGGACGGCTGGACCCTCGGCCGGGTGTCGGCCGGGAAGAATACGCCGTACCCGGACTGCGGGCTGACCTCCTGAGTGTCAAGGTAAACCGGGGCGGTCGGCGTCACTTCGGTCAGCGCGTAGGCCGTCAGCGCCGCGCCCCCGACGCAGAGCGATGCCGGGGCCTGGGAGTTCCCCCACGGTTCCGGCGTGTACGCCGTGCCGCCCGTGCACGCGGTCGGGTCATGGAGTATGGAACATATTCCCGGTACCTGGGTACCGCCGGCGGCGTTATCGAACGACAAGCCCCACCCGATGATGGCAACATCAGTGGTCGTCGGGGTGGCCACCTGGAGGACCGTCTTGATGGTCGCGGCAACCAGAGCGGTCGCCACCGGGAGGAACGGCGTGGTCGACGCCCGCGGGCTCGCCATATACGAATTAGACACGTGTCTCCCTAACGGCCGTAAATGGCTCCCGTGAGCTCGGTCGTGATGTGCTGCGACGGGATCGCGCCCGGGTTGCCCTGCACGTTCCTGCGCACCCGCTGCGGCCTTGAAACAGGACCTCCGGCGGCAGCGGGCTGAACCTCGACGCCGATGACCGCCCACCAGTCGGAGTTGGACGACCAGGCAGCCGTGACGCTGCTGCCGGTTCCAGGAGCGGTTCCGCCCGCCATCCAGCCAGCGCCCTGGCCGCCAGCCCCGCCGAGATATCTAGAAGTCAGCGGGGCTGTAGCCGAGATGAAAGCCGAGCCGCAGACAGCGAACGCTGCGGCCATCCCAGACGTGCTGGCTGTCGGGACCGCCACGGACGGGATGGTGCTGCTGCCGTTGGCGGTGACCGGTGCGCTGAACGCGCCCGCTCCGGTGAACGCGATCGACCCGCCGTTCGGGTGGCCGCCGTTGGTGAACGCGATACCGGTCCACGACACGCTGATGGTGATGGTTCCGGTCGGCGGGTTCAGCAGCTGCCACACCGTGATGAACCCGCCCCCGCCGGTACCGGACTCAACCTTGCCGCCGACCTGGGTCATCGCCACGCCGCCGGCGGTAACCCCGGTGATCGTGAACCCGGAGTCGGGCGTGTTGTCGATCCCGAACGCGACCAGGAGCCCCGTATCGCCGCTGGTGAGAGTGTGGCTCCAGGTCGCCGGGGACGTGGTGGTGGAAACGCCGGTGTAGCCGCTGGCAGACGGGCCAACCGAATCGAAAAGGACGGGGCCAGGGCCAGCCGAGGCGATGCGGAACGCGGCGATGCACCCGGCGAAGCTGGACGGGCTGGCGCCCGTAAACGCCACCGAGTCGGTCTGCGCGCCCGCGCCCGAGTTCAGCAGGTAGTCGAAGCTGGCGTGCCCGTTCTGGGTGGCGCCGTTGCCGTAATTCCCGGCCGAGGTGAATCCGGCGCCGGGCGTCAGGGTGCTGCTGGTGGCCGACGCGAACACCAGGCCGCTGGCGCAGACCACCAGGTCGCCCGCGATGGCGGCGGTGCTGGTCGCCACGGCCTGCGGGGTGGCCGGCGAAGTGGCGAACTGGGTGCCCTGCGCGTCCAGCGGCACCAGGTTCGACCCGGACGGGTCAGTGAACTCCAGGACCTGCCCCACTATGGTGGTGGAGGCGCTGGTGTTGACCGTGACCGAGGTGATCCCGGCGGGGCAGTTCGGGTAGTACCAGACCTGCGCGCGGCAACCGGACCCGGTGGGGGGCGCCGCGGCACGCCAGCCGGCCGGCAGGGAGAACGTGACGGAGCCCTGCGCCCAGACGGGGCATACCAGCATGCTGCCGGCCGTGGTGGACGTGCAGGACGGGGCGATGCTGTTGATGCCCCCGACAGACAGGACCGTGCCCGCGTGCAGTAGCGAGTAGGCCACCCGGGCTCACCCCCTCCCGGGCCGCGGTCACAGCCTCCAACGGATGTTACGGAAGTGAAACTACGTGAACGGAAATGTCACCGTTGCGTCCAGGTCTGCGAGACGGCTTTCGTGCCGGCCAGGCCGGAGAACGCGGAGTGGTTGTGGCGGTTGCCTGTCCGAGGCCGCCGACTGCCGCAAAGGTCACGGAGCCTCACCCTCCCGGGCTATGTCCAGGTGATGGTGACAGTCGCGTTCCAGGTCTGCGCCGAGGTTTTCGTCCCCGGTGATGCGGTGCCCCGCTGCAGCATCGGCGCGACCGACGCTGTCGTGCCTGCGGCGGTGCCGGAGTCGAACCCGAACTCGGCCCACGCGAAGTTCCCGTCCGTGGTGGGGAACTGCGCGGCGAACACCAGGCCAGCGGTGTGGGTCGCGCCGACCGACGGGACCGCGTTGATGAGCTCCCACTGACGGTTCGCCGCGCCGGTCGCGGCCTGCAGGTCGGTCTGCGTGTACGCCGCGGCCGTGGCTGATATGCCACCGCCGATCCGGCCGACCGCGCCGTTCGCGAACTTCGTGACCGCTGACCCGGCGATGCCGTTCATCATCATCTGCCAGCCCGCGTCGAGGATCAGGTTGCAGTCTTCCAGTTCGTACAGCTCGTACGGGAGGCACTTGTATTCCGCGAACGTGTGCTGATCCGGCTCCTGCCCCCGCTTGAGCATCCGCCGCCCGTCATAGTCACGGGACACCGTCCACGCGATCTGGTCCAGGTCCCACTTCCGGACCGCGAACTGGGTGCTGTGCCCGCCCCGGTCGGAGGGACCGGTCGCTGTCCTGATGCTCATCCTGTCCGCCCCGGTCGCCAGCTCACTCATCCCGGTTCTCCCTCTTGTGGTATCATGGCGTATGTTCCCGTCCTGGCTCATCTGGTGGACGGTCCTGTGACTCAGAAATGAAACGGCCAGGACGGGAGCTACAACTTAAGAAAAATTGCTCGCTTTGATTCCCAGTCGTCGGTGACAACGAGCCAGCGAGTTTCCGGCGGCTTCATCTCGGTATTCATGAGGAGCAGGACCGCGCCGCGGCGCATCCGCGTCCACACGGTCCGTTCCAGCTCCCGCTCCAAGACCGGGTCCCGGCACGGCCGGTTCAGAAACACGATGTCGAACTTTCCGTAATCCCTGTAGGTCAGGGCGTCCTGGAGGAACGCGTCAAGGCCCAGCCCGTTCGCCGCGTCCACGTACTCCGGGACCCGGTCGAACCCGTGCACGTCCAGCCCGAACAAGTCCCGGGCCAGCAGCATCTTCGTGCCCGGCCCGCAGCCCACCTCGAGAAACCTGTCCCCGGACGCCTCAGCCATCGCCTCGACCAGCAGCACGATGAACTGGGCTATATCCGATGGCATCCACGGGGTGTACCGGTCGTCAGGCAGCGTCACTTTTTTCTGCCATAGCCGTTCCTGCTGCCGGACCGTGGTGAGCAGGTCACGGACCCGGGCAGTTACCGCGCCGTTCACTCAGACGCACCCTCTGAGGTATCATCGTGTCCGTCCCCGTCTTGGCCCACAGCCCAAGCGGCCTCATCGCTCACAGTCTGCACGGCCGGGGCGGGGGCGACCACCCACTCACCCGGTGTTTCGCCGCCGCGGGTCTCCGTCACGGGCAACCTGTCGCCCATCATGCCCGCGCCCCGAACTGCTCCATCAGCTCCGCCTTGGTGAGCTGGTTCGCCTCGTCTTCGGTCAGCCCGTTCACCATCGCCCACGCGACCCAATCGGCCTTCGGCTGAATGCCCTTCGGTGCGGACGTGGGCACCTCACCGGACGGGGCAGGCTCCTCCCCCTCCGAGACGGGTTCGGGTGTCTCAGGCTCAGGCTCAGGCTCCGGTGGGGGCACGTCACCCACCGGGCGGGCCATCTCACCCAGGATCAGGTGATCGGATTCCCAGTCGTCCAGCTCGATGGTGCCCCCGGCGGGCGGCCACGGGTTCCCGCTCGCATGACTGCCGCTGATCGTCACCAGCATCTGCACCGTGGCCATCTCAGCCCTCCAGGTCGATCCGAATCTTGCCCGCCTGCACGAGCTGGATAAGCGCGGTCACCCAGTCGCCGCCGTCCCGGCAGTGCACGCCCAGGATGAAACCATCCGTGTCAACGTCAAACGTCACCGCCCCGGCGAGCACCTTACGGTCAGTCTCGCCGTCGCGGAGCATCGTGTACGTAACCTCTGCTTCGTCCACCCGAACACTGATTTCAGCTCAGGCCAGAGCGCCTCGGCGCACGCCGCGCAGTAATGCAGCGTCACCGGCTTATTGAACGTGTTCCTGACCGTGACCCTGTTCCGCTGCTCGACGGTCAGCGTCACCGAGCACCCGTCGCAGGTGTAGTACTTCACGGGACGAACCCCCAGCCGAGGAACCCGGTGCGGCCCGTGACACCGAACCGGTCAGCAGCCTCCGTCACCCCGAACCCCGGATGGCCGTTGTGCGGGCCCCTGCCGTAATCGTGGAAGGCGAAGAACCCGCCTGGCCGGATAAGGGGCACGGCGAGGCCGATGTCCCGGGTGACGGATTCCTCGGAATGGTGCGCGTCGAGGAAGCACCCGTCGAACCGGCGTCCCTCCGCGGCCATCCGCGGCAGGGCCTCCTCGAACCGTTCCCGCACTATCTCGACCCGGTCCTGCACCCCGTACCGCTGCAGGTTATAGGTGAAGATCTCGTAGGTGTCGACGATCCCGGCGTGCTCGTCGCCCATATGCCAGTCGACGCTGGTGACCTGCTCGGCAACCGACGCCAGCACCACCGTGGAGTACCCGAACCACGCACCCAGCTCGAGGACCGTCTTACCCGCGGCCAGGTCAGCCAGCGCTTGTGATTCATTCGCCGTGACCGCCGAAGCGATCGCCGGGAGAATCATTTTCCTAGTCGCCCCAGGCACTGACACCACGCACCGCCCAATGTGAGATTCCGCGTTCTGCATTCTGATAGTAGTACGCGGTCTCAGCCGGTAGTGCGCTGAAATCTTCATGCCAGGCGAGGTGATCCGCCACGTACGGGTTCCCGGTCCGCAGCCCGTCCAGCTCGAACCGTGACCGTTCCCGGTATAGGGCAAGGGTCGTGTCCAGCGGTGCGCGGAACACGCCCGGTTCCAGCTCGTCATCCCAGAAATGCTTTTCCCATTCGATGACCTGCTGGCGGCGGGAGTAATGCTCCGGCAGGTTGTCAATCCGGAGGCCCAGCCCGGCTTTCGCGCTGCCCGGGTACTCATCCAGCAGCCCGGAGAGCCGCTGCGGCCAGTCCAGCGGGCACTTCGGTGACGGGATCACGTCCGGGTCGGTCACCACGTACCGGTCGCTGCCACGCGACTCAAGGAACGGCGTCCACTCCCACAGATGCCTGGGATGCCCCCCGCCTCTGTAGAGCACTTCGATGCCCCACTGCTCCAGCCCGGTTAGCCACGCCAGCGCCGCAGGCCACGTCGACCCGTGATCCACAATCACGGGATCGAGACCCGCCCGGCGCATCGCGTCCGCGCACCTGCGCCCGTACGACACCCTGTCCCGGAAGATGATGAACGCTTTCATGTCACTTACGGTATTTCAGCGCCTCGCGGATACCCTGCGCCAGCCGAACCCGCGGAACCCACACCTGGCTGGCCTTCAGCACGTCCGCGACCCGCCACTCAACACCGGACGGAGCGGTCGGGACGCACTCGAACCGGGGCTCATACCCGGCCTGCTCGCAGACCATCCCCGCGAGCTCGCGCATCGACACGGGCTGCCCCGATGCGAGGTTCAGGGGGCCGCTGATCTCCTGTTCCACCATCATCAGCGTGGCCGTCACGATGTCGTCCACGTGAATGAAATCCCGGACCTGCTCGCCGCTGCCCCAGATCGCGAACGGGTCAGCCCGGGCGAGCGCCCGGTCGATGAACGCGGGGAACGGGTACGTGTCGTCCTGGTCGGGTCCGTAACCGGAGAACGGGCGGACGATGGTGACGGCCTGCCCGTCGGCGAGGGCGAGCCGGGCCAGGTACTCGCCGGTCAGCTTGGTCCACCCGTACAGCGCGTCGGGTCCCTGCGTCGATGCCCAGTTCACGTCCTGCTCGTGGAGCCGGCACTTGGTTTCGCTGCCCTGCAACGCGACCGGGTACACCGACGAGCTGGACAGGTACACGATCCGCCCCGGCCTGGCCCGCCGCGCCCAGGTGAACAGCCCGGCGTCAAGTTCCAGGTTGACCGCCTGGGCGAGCGGATTGTTGTCGATGGTCTCCCGGCCGCCGACCACAGCCGCGGCATGCACCACCAGGTCGTAGCCCGAAGGGGGGAACGTGAAGAACTCCCGCGCGTCCCGGCCTGTCTTGACATCAACACAAGACACGTCCCAGCCGTTCCGGATCAGGCGGCGGGTGAAGTGCCGGCCGATGAACCCGGCGCTGCCAGTGACCAGCGCGCTGGGCATAAAGCGCACTGCCAGACTTGGAAAACGTAGTAGGCGGGGGGCGGGCAGAGCAGGTCAACCTGACCCGTCCACCCGGCCTGGGTGAGCATAGCCCGCATGTCAACGGTGTCCCAGCCCCAGAGATGCTCGCGGTTCGTGTCGTCACACTCGCCGACCGGGGTGGACAGCAGCAGCCGGTCCGCCTTCACCCGGATCAGCTTCAGGACCAGGTCCGGGTCCCGCAGGTGCTCCAGCGTCTCGGAACATACGAAAACGTCCACATACGGGATCAGGCCGACTGTCTCCTCGATCGGCCCCTTGAACTCGTAGTCCCCGGTCAGGTCACCGCAGTGCACGGGGCATGCGAGCCCGGCCTGGTTCACGATCGCCGCGTCACCGCACGACAGGTCAGCGACACTGGACGGTGCCATGCGGTGCAAAATTTGCGCGGTATAGGCGACCCGCTGCACGTGATCGGACCACCGCGTGTGGTCATACGACGTCGCGTAGATCCGGTCCAGGTCCCGCTGGTCGTAAAACGGGCGGAGCTGCTTACGCACCGGTCATCATCTCTGCGATCATCCGCCGGTCATCCTCCCACCGCCCGCGAAGGAACGTGTCGTACGCGACCCTGTCCTGCATGTCCAGCCCCGGGTCCAGGCTGAACTCGTACCCGGCGTCCATCGGGGCCTTCCCCGCCGCCACGTGCAGGTGCTCGATGATCACGTCATCCCGGTACGCCAGCCGGGTCACCGACCCGAGCAGCGCCCAGAAATTATCCAGGTACAGGTGGGTCAGGCCAGGCGGGCAGAAGTACCCCAGCTTCCGGATCAGCACCGACGACACCACCATCGCGGTCGGGAGCCTCGCCCCCTGGTGCAGGTCATTCCCGTACGCCACCCCGAGCGTCCCGTCCAGCTCACCGGTCAGCGCCCGGTCCCACCCGTCCGTGCTGGGCAGGTGATCATCGCCCATGAAACCCAGGTAATTACAGAAAGGGGCCAGGCTGACAGCCACCGCGTTCAGGATGGGCCCGATCCTGCGGGGGTGTGGGAGGACCGTCAGCCCGGCCCACGGGTCCTCATCGGCCAGCTCCTGGTACGCCGCCAGCTCCGGGTCGTCATCGTCCACGGCGAACAGCAGGTCCGTCCTGTCAAAATCCGCGGTGTCCCGGAAAGCACCAGCGAGACGGCGGGCGCTGGCAGGACGCCCCCGGCTCGGCACGACCACGACCAGGTGCACGACCCCATGCTACTGAAACAGGGAACGGTACGCCTCGTCCCACGCCTGCCAGTTTCCCTCGATCGTGTGCTGCCGGGCCTGCTCCCGCGCCGCAGCGCCCATCTTCTCCCGCAGCGCCTCATCGTTCGCGAGGAGACTCATGTAATGCAGCCACTCATGGTCACGCTTGACGAGAAACCCTGTCTCACCGTGACGGACGTAATCCCGGTAGGGTGGCCAGTCCGACGCGATGACGGGGATTCCCAGCGCCCCGTACTCGAGGGCCTTCAACGGGGACTTGGACTGGTTGAACACGTCCGGGGTCAGCGGGGCCAGCCCCACATCAAAATCGGGCAGCCGGTAGTAACCGTCAGCGTCATCATTGACCTGTACCCATTTGGTGAACACGGCGCGGCGCTCAGGCAGCTCGAACGTCGGGCGGTAATCGGTCCCGATCAGGGACAGCTGCCAGGCAGGGTGCCGTTTCAGGAACCGTCGCACCGGCTCCGCGACCACCCCGACGTCGAGACCGTGGGACGCGCCGCCCATCCACCCGACCCGCGGCCGGTCATGCTCCCGGGGTGACAGGCCGCACACCCAGCCTGGGATGCAGTTCGGCAGCACCCTCACGTTCTGGTTGAACTCGCTGAGAACCTCCGCGAGGGCCGGGGTCGTCGTCGTCACCATGTCCGCGACCTCCATGGCGTGCATCACCATGTCACGGACCCGTTCTCTCGAATAGATCTCGTAGGCCGACCAGTTGTGCATCCCGATGGAGAACACGTTGTCGTCCTGCTCGAGGACCAACCGGGACGTGGCGGTGCGGCAGTCGCGCCACACATGCGCCGACCCGGGTTTGTCTACCCGCTGCGCCGCGATAACATCATTCCCGCGGGTGGCCGCGCTGGTGAACCCCGCCCCGGTCTCAAGGCTCGCGTTCGCCCACGTGACGTCCCAGCCGTGCTCCGCGAGCTGCCGGTGCGGGAGGATCATCCGGTACCAGCCGCACCCGCCGGCATCATGACCGGAGAAAAGCTTCACCGTGTCTTCTTCCGAGCCTCGGTCACGGTCCGGTGCACGTAGTCCTCGTCGAGGCCGTTCGTGACCCCCGCATCCGCGATCATCGCCACATCAGCCGGGTCCAGGTGGTTCGCCTCAGCGGTCATGACCGCCCAGAAGAACCCGGCGTGACGGTGACCGTCGGGCAGGCCCGCCACGAAAGCGGCCAGCCTGGCGGGGTCAGCGCTGGCCATCAGGCACCGGTTCGAGCGGCCCGCAGATCGCGCAGGAAGCCCAGATCACGTTCCCGATAGAGAAATGAGCGCAGGAGAACGTGTGCTGCAACGATGAGCTAAGAGCCTTCGGCTCACCCTTACGGCCCGATCCCGTGATGACTTCCTGCGGACGCTGATCCATGTAACTTCTTGCCGGACTTGTCCGTCACCTGCGACATGTTCGCCGGGTTGGTGGTCACCGACGTGAACGGCCCCGGTTGCGCAGCCTGCATCACCGCAGCAGCAGTGCTGTCACTGCCCGGCGCGGACAACGCCGCGTCCCGCTTAGAGAACCTGTTACCGCCGGCCTGGCTAGTCGGGCACATCGCTTCGACCGGCCCGTCCGGGAAAACCTGCGCGGTGAGGTCCTGCATTACCTCACGCTCCGCCCGCCGCGCATGACCCGGCCCTGCCCGGCACCGGTTGACGTCGGCTGGTTCCCCTTCAGCGCGGGAAGCTGCGGACCGGACGTGCCGTACCCCACATCATTCGCCTGGGTGTCGTCACCCGTACCGCTCTGCTCCTGCCGCACCGTGTCCTGCTGGTATGTTCCGGTCAGCCACGAACCAGGCCGCGTGTAACGGACCGTGTTACCGGTCTCGGGTCCGCCGTCAGGCGGGGCACCCTGGCTGCCCGGGGCTCCGGTCTGCACCACCGAGGACGGGGATTCCCCGCCGAGCGTCGGCGTGTTCTGCCCCGGTGAGATCGTCGGGTCATCCGCCGTCATCGGGTTCACCCCGGCCGTCCCCGGCGCGCCCGTACCGGACGGGACGGTGATCCCGAAGAACGACCCGGGCGGGTACTGCCCCGGCTGGTTGGTCGGGTCACCGCCGGATGCCGTGCCCGACGAGCCGCTGGCCGTGCTGTTCAGAGTCCCGCTTTCGGGACGCTGCCCTGGGGTGACTGCCATTGTTCTTACCTTCCCGTCTGCGGGTGAATACACGTCCCACGATAGCCCGGGCCGCCCGGCGGTGGTGGCGGGCGGCCCGGGCAGTTACTCAGGCGCTTGCGCCCTTGTAAACCTTGATCGCCCCGGTGCGGTCGACGAGGGTCCCGTCACCGCGCAGGATCGCCCTGAACGTCACGACGTCGGAACCGAACGCGAAGTCGTCCGAGCGTTCGAAGCGGACCCCGCCGACGAGCCGGACGAAATACTGCGAGAAGTCCCCGAACGCGACCGTGAGCGCGCTGACCGCGACCGCGGGCATGAACGGGTCCGCGACGAGCGGCTTGCCGAGCAGGAGGTCCGGTGAGCCGAGGACTGCGGAGGGCTCCCACACGGGTCGCCCGGTCGAGTCGACGATCTTCCGGAACCCGCCGATGGTCTTATCCGCCGCGAGCCAGTAGCACGACCGGGACTGGCGGTACGGCGCGATGACCGAGTATTCGAGGTCGATCAGGTTCGCGTACGTCGGCGACCCGCCCTGACCGGTCGTCCCGCCCGTGACACCCACGGTGGCACCGGTGAGGATCCCCGACGGGGCGCCGGCACCGGAACCGTTCACGAGGTCGTTCCCGAAGTTGTTCCCCAGCGCACGTCCCGCCTGCATCGCGAGATACCCGAGCAGGTCGACTGCGGTGTCGTCGATCAGCTCCCGTGCTACCTGGAGAAGAATCCCGTACTTGTACGCGCTCAGCGTCTGCATCGAGAACGCGGGGTCCGACGTGGGAAGCGGCTGCGCCTGCGTCGCGGCCGCGCCGGTCGTCGACGCGAACGAGTGCGCAGTCGTCTTCGGGACCTGCAGCGTCTCGCCGCCACCGGTGTTCAGGACCGTAGGACCGCACTGCATGACGCCCGAGACCTCGATGAGATGCGCGATCAGCTGGTCGTAGAAGTCCGTCGGGATAATCGACGACGACCCGGCACCGACCGTGGTCAGCGTCCGGTAGTTGATCGGCCCCTCCGCGGCGCGGCGGATCTCGATGGCCCGCGGGGCACCCTGATCGCCGCGTGCCCACTTGCGGATCTCCTCGAGCTGGACCCCGCCGGGACCCGCCTGACCGCTCTTCTCACGCGGACGGTCCTGCAGCGCCTCGAACGCGTTGTCCGCCTCCTTGGCCCGCTTCTCCGTGTCAAGAACCGCGCCGATGCGGACGTCGAGCGTCTGCATCTCTTCTTGCATCGCGTCCCACCGGCCTTGTTCTTCCGGTGTGAAGCTTCGGTTCTCGCCGGCGGCGTCCTCCGCGATCTTCTTCGCCTCGTTCCACACGTTGAGACGCCGGTCGCGGAGCCGCTTAGCAACTTCACTTGCCATGGTGCTGCTTCCCTTCTTGAAGTCAGCTGGTGATTGGTCATCAGCCGGCTCCCGCACGAGAATGCGGCTACCGCGGCTCGGTATTCAGTTGTGGTGAAACGTCACAGCTTCTCGGCAGCGCCGATCGCCCGGACGATGAGATACACGACGAGCGCCCACTGCAGCACGATGAGGCTGACCACGAAAAGGTTCGCGATCTTCGGGTTGACGGACGAGCTGCTCCGTTCTCCTTCTTTCAGCGGGGCCGTGTGCAAGTGGATATGAACCAAGACACACCCCGGCTGTCCTAACAGGTATGATGGTGTAGCAGGCCGGGGAGGGCCCAAGCGAGCAACGGTATCCAGGGTAATTACGGCTTATCCCTGGTCTGCATACGGGTCCTGGGAGTTGTCGAGCAGGTCGAGCAGCGCCAGAGCACCGGTAAGCGTGTTCTTCTTCTCAACCTTCTGCTTCTGGCGGGGCCCGATGTTGTCGGTCCTCCTGAAGAAGTCCATGGCACGGTTCTCGGCGAGCTTGTCACGGACCTCATCGGGCTCGGCCTGCACCCACATCGACAGCGACCGGATGGCACCGTCCATCGCACGCGCCCCCGCCGTCGCGTCCGGGTACGCGGGGTCGAGAACCGGGGCCACGTCGACGAGCTCGACCGACAGCAGCGTGCGCATCGGATAGTTGTGTTCCGACACGCCCCATTCGTCGCCGCCGGGGAACGTCCGGAACGCGAACGAGGAGTGGCGGATGTCTCCGCGCTGCACGTACTCCAGGATGTCCGACCTCGACTGGGGTGGGCGCACGTCATACATCAGCCCGGTCGGGTCGATCCCGAGCTCCAGCGTCCGCGCGTACGTCGTCCCCAGCAGGTAGTCGTCCTTGTGGTTGTAGCGGCAGACGACGTCGGGCCACCCGTCCTGCTTGCTCTCGTTGAACGCGGACCGGTTGACCTGCTCCACGAACCCGCCGAGCCGCTTCGACAGCCGGTCGAAACACGCCGCGTACCCCCAGATGTGAGCGGGCCCGTCCTGCCCTTCGGTGCGCATCTCCAGCGGGAACTTCGTGAACCGGCGCTCCGGCCACCCCGACGTGTCCGGTTCCATCCCCGCGAACGCCCGGTCCTGCCCGGAGACCTTGATCCCGAACTTCCGGGCCGCCGCGAGAATCTTCGGCATCGCCGCCTTACCGAACGGGGACTGCGGTGCCCGCGCCAGGGCGTTCCTCGCGTGGGCCTCGTCGTGGACCGGGAAATGCCGCAGCGACCGCGGGATCGTCTTCCCCGACGAGTCCTTCTTCCCGCCGCTCTCGATGTACGCGAACGCGCTGTCCGGCAAGTCGTTGATCGACGCGCTGGTCATGGCGGCCCTGGTCTCATACACGGCTGCTCCTCGTGCTCAGACGTGGCGGTTAACGCCGCCCGTTACCGTTCAGTTCTTCACGGCCCGGAATCCACGGGCCGACATACTCGGGGTCTTGCTCTGCGTACCGCTTCCGGACCGTGCCGATCAGGTTCGCGAGATACTGCTGCACCGGGTCGGCCGGGTTCCCCACCCGCCCGTTCCCCGCACCCGGCGTCCCCGCCGGCGCCGCCGGGACACCGCCCTGCACCGGGCCCGTCCCAGTAGGCACCTGGTCCGGTTCGGGGACATCCGGGGGCTGCCCGGCCTCCGCGAGAGGCGGACGCCCGGCCATGACATCCTCCAGGTAATCCGCGATCATCTTCGCCTCGAGCGTGACCTGCGGCAAGATCGAGTTCGGGATCGCCCGGACCGACCGTGCCATCCCGATGACCGCGTCCAGCGGGATATTATCCGCGCCGATCCCCTTCGGCAGCGGGTCCTTATCGTCCTGCTCCCGCATCTCATCGATGCTCATGTACCCGATGTCACGCCAGATCTTGTAAATGTTCGCGCGTTCCTGCAGGTCAGCTTTCAGCAGCACGTCCGCGTCCAGGACGCAGAACCGGTTGACCGGGATCATCTTCGAGAACGCGTTCTCCAGCCGGATCATCCACGGGCGGAGCGCCTCGATGATCTGCAACGCCGACTGCGCCACCGTCGAATAGGTCAGGGAGTCGCCCCGGCGGCCGCCGATCCGTTCCGGAGGCAACCCGTACACCGCGGCGATCTGCGTCGCGTTCATCTGCATCGCCTCGATGAACTGCGCTTCTGACGGGGGGACGGTCACCGGATGGTAATCCCAGTCACGGCCGTACACGAGGGGTTCACGCCTGCGGATCGACGTGGTGAGCATCGACCGGATCTCCGCTGACTGCGTCGGGTCGATCTCGATCTCGTTATTCTTGAACGTGCCCGGCGGGAACCCCCCCGCCTTGAACCAGTCCGTCCCGTACCGGGTGGCCTCGAGGCCGTTCACGATGGTCAGCGCGAACGCGCGCATCGGGCTGATAGCCTCGGTGCGGCCCGGGACGCTGAACGCCTTGATATGGACCCGTTCCTCACGGGAAACCTGGCGGCCGTAATAGTAAACCTTGCTGCGCAGCGGGTTATACGGGACGTTCTCCTCGTCCACGACCTGCACCATCTCCGGTGGCATCCACTGGATCTGAGTCGGGTACCCGTACCCGTCCCGGCCCAGCACGTACCCCCACGCGTTCCCCTGCAGCAGCAAACTGGTCAAAGCCTCATACAGCCAATCCATCAAGCTCGTGTCCGGGGCCGGGTCATCGAACATCGACGGGCCGTTGTACCGCAGTTTTTTCGACCCGCCGCCCGGCGGCTTGGTGTAGATCTTGATGGGCATCGACGCGACAAACTCGGCGATCAGCTTCACCGCCGCGTACAGCGGGGTCAGCCGCAGCGCCTCATCAGTCCCGTAGAACGCCCGGCTAGGGTGCACGGGGCCACCGGAGTCAAACCGGAAGTAAGGGGAGTCCCAAGGGCGGTTGGTTAATCGCCAGGGCACTCCGCCGATGACTCTGACCTCGGCATTTCTGTCAGCGTTCACGCGCTCTAGCAACCCCATTGACCAAACCACCTCCCCTCACCTATATTGAGGTTCATGCCTCGTCCGACATCGAATCTGGTAGGTCAGCGGTTCGGCCGCCTGGTTGCTGTTGAACGTGACCGGTCACTTACCGGAGCAGCCTACTGGGCTTGTGTCTGCGACTGCGGCACGCAGACCGTCGTACCCAGCGGATCGCTCCGATCAGGTGGAACGCGGAGCTGCGGCTGCCTGCGCCGTGAGACAACCATAGCCCGGTCGACCAAGCACGGCCTTGCGTCCCGCGCAAGCAGGACAGCAACCTACACCAGCTGGCAGAACATGCGTCGGCGGTGCCGCCCAGATCATCCCCGGTACGAGACCTGGGGAGGACGCGGGATCAAAGTCTGCGACCGGTGGCTAGACGATTACCCCGCGTTCCTGGCCGACATGGGCGAGAAGCCGCCAGGTACGACCCTAGAGCGCCTCGACAACAACGGTAACTACGAACCCGGTAACTGCGTCTGGGCCCCGCCGGTCGTGCAGGCCCGGAACCAGCGGAGAACGAAGCTGACCGCCGAGAAAGTCCTGCAGATCCGCGAGCTCCAGGCTAAGGGGCTGAGCGTCACCGCGATCACCACCGCCACCGGGGTCAATCGGCACACGGTCGGGACCGTCATGACTACCCTCGCGGCCGTCCGCGTCGACTTTGATGCCCTCATGCGTAAGTTCCTCATCCGGTGGACCCAGCGACGCGCGGAGGCAAACGCCGAGAAAACCGAACTCGACCTCGATGAGGAACTAGCCAGCCTTATCGCACAGGAGCGCAGATGAACGAGGTCACCTTCCTAGCGCACGTGACGCAGCTTGCTCAAGAGCGCTGTCTCCGTTGGCACCACTGCCGCGACGGGCGCAAGTGCCGGGGTAGCGGATTTCCTGATCTGGTCATCGTCGGCCCAGGTGGCGCGCTGTTCCGAGAACTCAAGGTTCCGGGCGGCCTAGTTCGTATAGACCAGCGCCGCTGGATATGGGAGATCAGGGATAGCGGGGGTGACGCCGGGATCTGGACCCCACGGGAGCTGACGAGCGGCCTCATAGCCAGCGAACTCGACCGTATCGCTGGCCTGGGTGAGGCGGCGGCGTGAAAGCCGACGACCGATTCGTCGTCACCGACGTCCGTGGCGACGCGATTATCAGCCGTGCGGTCCTGGACTGGCCAGTGCCGCTACCCGATCTGAGGAGAGTCGTGAGCATGGAACCGGCATTCAGGCTGCTGCCCGTCTACACCGAGCCCTTCGTCTGGCTGGTGGAGGCTACCGCCGGGGAGGTGACGATTCGGACGGCCTTTTCCGGGCGGACGGTGGAGATCCTGCTCACGGACAAGATGACTAGGGCGCTGCTGGGTGCCCTGGCCGCGACCGTGCCGTCACGCGAGGAGCCGGATGAGTGGGATGGCGTGGAGATTTACCGCGCCGCGTTACTGCTTGTTGAGACCGTCGGGTCCCCCGCGCCCTGGAGCGGGGTGCTGGGGGGCGCGGGGGACGTGCGCACCCTGCCGGTACCCGTACCGGACCGCGACCGCGCAGTACCGGACCGCGAACCACAGGGACCCGAAGATCCACCCGAACGCGACGAACACCCCGGTGATGCATGTAGCGATGAAGGTGCCGAACCCGACCCCGGCTGCTTCTTCGCTGACCTGCTTCGGGACGCTGGTCATCCGCCGCCGGACCGCGCGTGTCTGCTGCTGAGTCGTCATCGTCATGTCTTGTACCGTACTACCGGTGTCGCTGTTGGCGGCGCAGGGTCCGGCAGGTTGTCATGCTCCAGCGAATGCTCGGCCAGCTCCTGCCACGACTCGTGCGGGCCAGGACACCCGTCGACTAGCGGCTCCATCACGAGCCTTCCCTCCCCAGGGCGGCGGGGCCAGGGTCCGGAGCCGGGCCGTACTGCTATTTCTTACCCAATGCTGCGCAGCGGGTCGTAATTGCGGCGTAGTTTGTCGAATGCCCAGTAGGCGAGGGTCGCGGCGGTCAGGGGAGTGATGTTCGCCGCGCTGTTCTTCCGTGACCAGCCGCGCATCCCGTCGCCGATCTGCCGGGTTTCCGCGTGCCGGACCGCGGTCCGGAGGTCGGGGGCGTCGTCGGGTCCGAGCTGGCCGATCTTCTTGTCCTGGACCCCGGTGAGCATCAGCGTGAACGCCTGCGCCTCCTCAGACGCGCTGACCTTGATGAGCTGGATGCCCCGGTTCTCCGCATCATTCATCAACGCCGAAGCGGGGGCGGTCTTCGGCATCACGATCCCCAGCGGACGCCACTTCGACCGGAGTTCGAGGAGCCTCGGGATCACCCACCCGGTCCCCCGCCGCGAACAGCCCTGCGGGATTTCTAGGATGACACGCCCGTCGGATGGCCGCTGCCACGCGACCGCGATTGACGCTTGTGACAGGTCCGGGGTCACGTCCACCGCGAAACACACCGGGGTGACCGTCCCGCCCTTGATGTCCGTCTGGCACGCGTCCCACGCCTCCTGGGTGATCGCACCCCAGTCCTCGTCGTCCATCGGCCACTCACCAGCGCCGAGCCGTTCCACGTCGAACGTCTCCGGCGGCATCCCGTTGATCTCCCGCTCGACATGCTCCGCCGAGATCCGGATGCCCAGCGCCGGGTTCGCCCGCGCCCACGACATCACATCGTCCCGGTCGTCATGCTCCTCGCACGTGATGAACCGGTTGGTCCGCCGCCCCTTCCGCTCATCCCTCGGGCACAGGGGGGTGTGCGGGCGGATCGACCATTCGAAGTAGGCCAGCGACTGGTCCCCGCCGCGGATGCCCCGCTTCCGGATCAGCGCCAGCTGGGTCGAGTCCGGGTACCCCGCCGACGCGAGATACCACAGCTGCGGGTTCGCGACCGCGGACATGGTGGGCATCGACGCGCCGACCTGCTCCGCGTGGAGGATCATCGCCTCATCCCACACCAGGCAGTCGCACGTGAACGACCGGCCTGAACCCCGGGACCGCGCGAGGAACCGCAACCGGGGCGCGACCGATTTGCGGATGCGCTTGGCCCCGGGGCCGAATATCAGCGCCGGGGACGTGCGGAGCAGCACCGCTTCCTCGCCGTGGGACGTGATGATGGACTTGACCCGCTTGTTCAGGGAGTCGGTCCCGCGGATGCGGTCCTGGATGCGGAGAAAATGCTCGTTCGACGCCTTGAACTCGTGCGCGGTGTGGATGATCAGCGGCTCGCTGAGCACGAACAGGCCGAACAGCTCCCGCACTTCAACGGTGGCGTTCTTCCCGTTCTGCCGGGAGATGATCTCCGCGACCTCGAACGCGGACCAGCGCCCGTCCTGCTTCGTGCCGAGCGCCTGCGTGAGGAGCCACGACTGCCAGTCGTCCAGCTCAAAGTCGATCTTGCGGGCGAAGTCGACGGCCTCCTCACCCGCGGCGAGGGAATGGTGCGGGGGGATGGAGAACAGGCGCGGACGCTGGAACCCGATCACCGGGGCTTCTTCTTCCAGCGGCACGGCCATTACTGGGCCTCGGACAGCCGATTCTCACGCCGCTGCCGCAGCTCGTCGATCTCATCGCCCTGCCCCGCAGCCGGCGAAATCTCGCGGAGGTACTCGGAGGACAGCCGGATCTCCCGCAGGATCTGGGACAGGTCCCGCGCGCCGAGCCCGCCGATGTCCGCCTCCTGCGCGAGCGTGATCATCGCCTGACCGACCGCGCCCTGCGCTATATCCGCCGGCAGGCCGCGCAGCTCCTTGCGTACGGCCTTTTCCTGCGGGCCGATCTTCCTGCGTGGCCTGTACGTCACACCCGCTCCCAGAACCAGAAAAAGAGCCAGCACGGCCCCAAGGAGTATTTTGCTGGAAAATTTGAGCAGACGCAAGCACGACGCGCCCAGGACACGCAGAGGCCCCCCGGGCACTGCCCTGGCCCGGGGGGCCATTTACCTGTGTCGGCGGGATTCGAACCCGCACTCTCCGGTTTAAGAGACCGTCGGCTTTTCCGTTAGCCTACGACTTGGCTGTCCGCATCTTCCCGGCGTCACGGTGGCACGGTCGAAGCTGATAACCAGCACTCTGCCGTTGAGCTACCGCGCCATGCTGGAGGCGCGGGCCGGATTCGAACCGGCAACCTCTGGAAACAAGCCGTACCGGTGGTGACGTAGACGGACTGCGGCTGTGAAGAAGCTGAGAACGACGACAAGGACAAGGACGAGGATGCGTACCGGGCCCCGCTGGCTATTACCCCCACGGGACTGTTCCCGTGACCGGTGCCAGCAAGCCTGTGCTGTACGAAGAGGCTGCGTTCTGTCTTTTAGCGTACCACAGGTGGTGCCCCGGCGCCCGCTATGCGTTAGCCTTTACCCTGCCATTTGGAGCCAGGTCCAGGGCACCCCCTGACCAGGGCCGTCTCACGTTTGAGCCGATTGACGGCCGCCACTGCGGTGAGCCCCGGTCGGAGCCGGGGTGGCCGCGCCGAACGTGAGCCACCTACGGGCCGCGTACTGGGATTGGGCCACCCCGGACATGTTCAGTTATAAGCGGCCGCCACGATCATGAGCCACTACGGGCCGTTCGAACAATGAGCCGCCGGTCAGTCTTCCCGGTGGATACGCTCGTACAGTTCCTGCGCCATGAGGACGAGAGAACCCATCGGCTGGTCACGCAGCCGTTCGTCGGCGACCTCGCGGGTCACCGCGTCCGCGTCGGGCCACGTGCAGTACTTGCTGTCGTGCATCCCCTCATGCCCGAGCGGCAGCACGCACATGCCGCCATGATCACAGTAGCTCTCGCAGTGACCGGCCTGCTCGTAGACGCTCATGGTCACCTCCTCTCAAAGTATGTCCTGACCCACGCGACGATCCCGGCGGCTGCGCCCGTGACCGGTATCGACCACCAGCCGATCTGATGCCACAGCCACCGGGACAGCAGCCACGCCGCGTAAACGTCGCCGTGGCCGCTGACCGCGATGTGGTTCATGTGATGCCGTTGGATTTTTGGGCTTGCGCCGTTCCAGCACTGGGCATCATCATGCTCCGAATATCCAGTCAAGGACCGGCGAAGCATCCTTGTCCTCTACTTCGATGCTGTTCGCCTGTTCCCTCGCCTGCTTGATCGCGACGAGCAGCTTAGAGCACCGGTCGAACATGGCGCTCACGTCGTCGGCGGGAAGCTGACCCGACAGCTTCGTGCTGGTCCACTCGCCGACCTTCTCGTCCGTGTCATACGGGCGGACCTGCGCCGGGTGCTCCTTCGTCGCCGGGGCGAGCAGCTGCACCTGGGGCACCTTCGCGGTCGACTCGGTGACCCGCGGTTCGGTCACCCAGATGCCACGCGCCGGGTCGTGATGCCAGTCCTCGGCAGGGTCCAGCGTCGGGAACCGGGCGATCAGACCCGACCGGATCGCCGCGACCTGCGCCTCGAGGAACAGGAAAAAGGTCGTCGGCACGCCGGTCAGGATCGTCTCGCCGTCGACCACCAGGTCTGCGGTCGCCTTCGTGTTCCAGAACTCCCGCGTGTACTTCACGCCGAACCAGGTGGCGAGCGCCTGCTTGATCTCGGGGATGAGATCCGACGCCTTCACCTGCACCTTCTGGCTCTGCGGAGGATGCTGGACGCCGCCCTCACGGAGCGGCTGGTAGGTCCTGACCAGCCCCTTCATCGGGTTCTGGTCGCCGCCCAGCGCAAACAAGCGCTTATAAGTCTCTAGGACACGCTCAGTATCGCTTTGGACACCTCGCTCGATGACTACTACTTGGTGAAGTCGCTTGGTCATACCCACTATGATACGCCAGACGGACAGTAGGGTACAATTGAATTTAACCCAGGGCCCATCACCCCCACGGCTTATCTGAGCCCATAGCTGGGACGGCCCTGGGCCTTTCGAGAGGAGGGTCCATGCGCAGCGAGCGCACCCTGCCGGACAGGTAACTGCCAGCAGGGAGGGGGGTGAGACCCCCAGATGCCCGCACACAAGGGCGGAAAGAAAAACCGTAAGCACGGACGCCACCGCGTCAAGTGCGCCCGGTACGCCGCTGAGCACCGCCGGACCAGGAACAATCCGGCACGCAAGCAGCGGAACCCGGAGAGCACGCCGCACGGGAAGAAGTGACCGTCATGACTACGATCTGGACGTCCCGGCGCACTACCGCGCCGGGGCGTCCCCCTGTAGGTTGATGGCATGCCCCGGCGAGACAACGTGATCAGCGTCCGTGTTTCCGCAGAGACAGCCTCGAAACTCGATGATGTGCGCGGGGGCCAGTCGCGGGCCCGGTGGGTGGCTGACCTGATCGACCATGTGCTCAACGCCGCTACGGCAGCAATGCCCACAGAGGAAACGGCACCCGGTCACACGCCCACGGGAACAACGGCGGGAACGCCCAGAGCACAGACGGCGTGCGACCACCCCCGCGCCCGCGTCATCAAAGGATTTTGCTACAAGTGCGGAGGGATGGTGCTGCCGAAGTGAAGTGGCATGAGATCGAGCCGAAGGACGCGGTTGATATTGACTGCACGAAGCGTCCGGACCTGGACCCGCCGCTGACGCAGGAGGGTGAGCCGTGCCCGTGGCCATGGGAGCCGCAGCAGCTGGTCGGTGTCCCGCTCGGGCAGTACCACTGCGGGTACTGCGGTGAGATGGTCGTCGCCGGTGTCCGTCACTTCGATTACCGGGATGATGACAGCTTCACCCAGACGTTCGGTGATGAGCTGTGAGAGCGGTGGTGCTGCGCGGTGACGCGGGGCACATCCCGCTGGCGGACAACAGCGTGGACCTGATCTGCACGTCGCCGCCGTTCTACCGGCTGCGGTCGTATCAGGACGGCGGGGACCACTACGCGGGCCAGTTCGGGTCGGAGAGTGATCCGCGGGAGTTCATCAAGCGGCTGCTGGACTTCACCCATGAATGGCTGCGTGTTTTGAAACCGTCGGGGTCGCTGTTCGTGGAGCTGGGTGACACGTACGCGGGCGCGATGAACGGGCTGTCCAAGAGCATCTCCAGGACCGCGAACGTGGGACGGGGGTTCGTCTCACCGGACCAGCCCGCCGGGACCGCGCGGGCGGGCGGCGGTATCCCGGCCGGGTTCCGGGGCAAATCCCGCATGCAAATGCCGCAAAGATACGCGATCGGCTGCACCGACTTCCTCGGTCTCATCCTGCGGCAAGAGATTATCTGGCACCACGTGAACGAGACCCCGGAGTCGGTCGCCGACCGGGCCCGCACGTCCCACACGACCGTTTACCACTTCACGAAGCAGCCCAAGTACTATTCCGCGATCGACATGATCCGGGTGCCCGGGGTTACGGGGGGGCAGCCGACCGCGCGTTCCGGGACGCGGCGGGTTCACGTCCCGCGGATGGACGTCGAAGAGGTCCGCGCGGTCAATTTCCAGCTGGACAACCCGCACCCCCTCGGCAGGCTGCCCGGGTCGATCTGGCCGATCCCGTCGGCTCCGCTGGTGGTCCCGGAGTGGGTGGGCGTCGACCATTACGCCGCGTTCCCCCCGGAGCTGTGCCGCCGCGTGATCCTGGGGTGGTCCCCGCCGGGGATCTGCACGGCGTGCGGTAAGGGCCGGTTCCCGGTCGTGGACAAGAACCTGGTGGAACTGAACCGGGGGCGGCTGTCCGGGGCTGAGGGTTCCAAGTATGAGGGGCATGAGCGGATACGTGCGCACGGGCGGGCGGCGCGGGGCGCGCAGTACACGTACGGGTACACCGACGCGGTCATCCAGGGGTGGGCGTGCGACTGCACCCCGTACACCGACCATCCCGAACGGAAACAGCCGACCGTCACCCCCGACCGCATGTACATGCGCGGTGAGGAGACGGAGCAGCGCCGCGAGGACGCCGGGGTCGGCGGGCACCGTGCCTGGCCGCAACGCCAGAACGTGCGGGACTACCACTGGGAGCAGTGGGAACCCGCCGAGACCAGGCCCGCGGTCGTGCTGGACCCGTTCGGCGGGACGGGCACCACCGCGCTCGTCGCGTCAGTCCACGACCGGATCGGGATCAGCGTCGACATGTCCGCCGATTACTGCCGGCTGGCCGCGAAGTGGAGGACCGTGGATGCGGGGGAAAGGGCGCGGGCTCTCGGCGTCCCGCGCCCCCCTCCGGTCCCCCCGGATCAGATGCCGCTTTTCGAGATGTACTGACGAAGGCGCGGCTCCAGCCTCTCCCCCGGCTGGAGCCGCGCGTTCAGCGGGACGGTCAGCCGTCAGCCGGCGCGACAGTCACGGTCTCGTGCGGTGAAACCGTCTCGTGGGGCTTCACGGTCCTGGTGGGGTGCGGCACGGGCAGCGGCTGCACCGTGCGGAACAGCTTCGCGTCCCCCTGGACCGCGAAGTCAGCGAACGTCACCTGGCCGGGCAGCGGCCGGTTGAACTCCACGTCGCGGAGGATGGTGCCCAGCGACACGAACCGGAGCGGGCAGACGCCGTTGCGGTCACGGACGGAGATGACACCGCGCAGGTTGAAGCGGCCATTCACGGAACGCCAGCCCGCCCCTATGCCGGTCCCGGCGATGACCCGGAAGCTGCCTTCGTTCTGGTCGAAATTGATGGTGCAGGTGTCCGCCTCCACGGTCGGGAACGGCAGCGAGTCGTGCCAGAGGGTGATGGAGTTCCCGCCGCGCTGGAACCGGTCGACGTTCGGGGACAGCTGCACGTCGGTCCAGCCGTTGAACGGGACCGCGCCGAACCCGTCGACGTCGTTGACCTGGGTCACGTCGATCTGGGACTGCTGCAGGTCGAACTGCCAGTCACGCAGCTGCACCGGCCGCGGGGTGGGGGGCGGGGAGTAGCCGAAGTTGGGGGATACGGTCGGCGTGTCGTGCGGGGTCGGGGTCGTCCCGGCGAACGCGGTGGTGCCAGCGGCGGCCAGCGCGAGAGCCGAGATCCCGGATACCACCGCGATCTTCCACGTGCGCGTAAATCGCATCTGGTTTCCTTTCTGTGGGTCTGTGCGCGGGCCTGAGGGCCCACGTAGAAGACTCCCACAGCAGGGTCATCGGATTACACGACGCTGAAAACGGTTGCGTAACAGGTTCCGTGCGTCGACATGAGACCCGCAGGGGTCTAGCGTGGGGTGCGTTGTGTCTTTCCCAGGGGAGGTTCAGTACATGTTCAGGCGACTCATGGTAATCTTCGCGGTTCTGGGGGTGCTCGGCGGTGGTCTCGCGGTCAGCGCCGCGTCCGCGTCCGCGGGTGAGGTCCCGCAGCCCGTCCACTTCAGCAGCGGCGGCAGCGACCAGCAGCAGTTCAACTTCGACCGCAACCGCAACCGCGACGAGCAGTTCAACCGCGACCAGCGCGACCAGCGCGAAGTCACCGACCAGCGCGACCGGGACCGCAACCGGGACCGGGACTTCTGCACCCGCTCCGACGAGCGGCTCCTCGACCAGCTCCTGTTCCTGCAGCAGTTCCGGCACCTCAACCGCTACCAGCGGGCCGAGCTCCGCCAGCTCGAGGAAATCTGCGGGTTCGACTTCTTCGCACCGCAGCCCGTCACGTTCGACCGTCACGGGCCGGTGAGGCAGCAGTACTGACCCAGGACCGCAACGGGAGCCCGGCGCGTGATGCGCCGGGCTCCCGTCCGTCCAGGCCGCCGCTGCTACCATGGGCGGTTGCCGTCACTGCTATGAGCGGCCTGGCCGTATCGACAATGAGCAGCATGTGCCGTAGTTCGCCTGGGCCGGCCGTTACAAGCTTGGGCCACCATGGGCCGTTAACGGCGTGGGCCGGCCGTCACCTCTCTGAGCCGCCAGGGCCGTAACAAGCATGGGCCGCGCCAGGTCAGTACCAGCGGACGACGGACAGCTCACCCCCGTCCTGGTCGCGGACCAGGATGGTGCCGCCTTCCCGTACGGTGTGCTCAAAGTATGCGTACATCTGGATGGCCCGGTTGATGGTGTCGGTCTTGGAGTCGCCGGTGATGTCGACGGCGAGCTGGAGGGCTTTCGACGCGCGCGGGACAAGGTTGACCGTGACCCGTTCGAGTGGTTTCCGCTCCTCAGCCATGTGAGTATCGTACTCCTTTCGTATGCGGCTGGGCCGTAGCTCGTGTGAGCGGTCGTGTGCCGCCGTGGCCATCTTGGGCCAGCCGCCGTCACCAGCTTGAGCAGGTACGTGCCGTTAGCTGCATGGGCGGCTGGCCGTTTCCAGCGTGGGCCAGGCCACCGTCCGGTCTAAATATGACAATCGGTCATGATCAGCCACGTGTCGTCTGACAGCTGGTCGATGTAGGCGTTGGCGACCTCCCAGTATCCGATCCGGTCGGGCTGCTCGTCGGTTGACATGCCCCACCAGCCCATCTCACCGGGTGCCAGCCACCTCCCGTCGGTGGTCAGCAGCGCGTACCCGGGGACGGCCTGCGCACGGACCCGTTCGGCGTACACCTGCTCCGTGCAGGCGAACTCCTCGGCCGGGTCGCTGAACAGGCGGTCGAACGTCGTGCCCTTGAGGACCGCGATCCTCGGCTGCGCGTTGTACTCGTCGCGGGCCTGCTGGACCGTGTACCCGTTTCCCTCGCTGATGTTATCCGCGAACGTCTTCCACGGCAGCGGGTCGGGGGTACCCTCGGTGAGCTTCGCGTACTCCCCGAACCGGATACGCGCGTTGCGGGCGGCGTCGTCCCGCATCCGGTCCACGTCGATGGCCCGTTTCGGCCCCCCGTCGCAGTACCCGTCGCGGATTTCCGGGGTCGACCAGGTCGCCGCCCCGGGCATGATGACCTCCGCCTCATGCCCCGGCTTGATGAGGAGACTGCCGGCCCACCGGCCGCCGATCACCCACCAGTCCCACCGGGGGTTCTCCGCGTTCTCGTCGTTCTCGTCGAACGGGGCCAGCGCCCCGTCCAGGTCACCCGGGTCCTTGCAGCACACCAGAACCGTGAAGTGGGTCATGCGTCCTTGTCCTTTCCTATGCGGGCAGCCGCCGTCTTGACAGTGAGCAGTGATCCTGCCGTCAGCGTGTTGGGCGGCGTGGCCGTGATTCCCTTGGTTTCCGTAACCCTCCTGAGCCGTACCGCCGTATCGTGCTTGAGCCACTGAGTGCCGTGACAACTCTGGGCGGCTGGCCGTTGCGTCACTGAGCTTGCGCCGTCTTGATCGTGGGCCAGGCCACCGTATCGTGCATGAGCGTCGCCGCCGTAGGTGCCCTGGGCGGCCCGGCCCGGTCCTCACAGTGCGCTGATCCGCCACAGGTCATGCAGAAACTCTTTGTGAAGAACCCTGTGAGCATGCATATTCAGATGTCCGGGTCGCCACGGTGACCCCGGTTCACCCCACTCGGGGTGCAGGACCGTCCCGCACCCGTTCGAGTTCATCGGGGGCCGCTTCGTGTTCTTGCACAGGTACTCGTGCCTGCGGTGGGTACCCGCGCACGTCGACGGCCACGAACCGGGTATGCACTTGCCGGTATGCCCCGCCGCTTCCGCCCGCGCGTCCTCATACACCTTGTAATACGCAGACTCGGCGACCGCGTCGGACCGGGTGTGCATCCGGACAAGGTATGCACTGAACGTGAATAGCAGGGGGCGGACCGATTTGAGTTTCCCCGCCTTGAGGAGTTCGTCCCGGTCGGGCCGGTGCCCGAGCACCGACGGGCGGGTCCGGGGGTCACCTGCCCCGCAGTATTGCCACAGCTGCTGGTGCCGGTCCCTGATGTACGGGGGCCCGGCGGGGACCGGTGCGTCCGCTCCCTCTTCCCAGACCCACGGGATAGCGATGCGGGGGTGGCCGATCATCCCGAGCATCCGGGGGAACAGCTCACCGGTCGCGAGCCCGGGGATGCCCGCCGCCCAGTCCTGCACCTCGGCGGGGACCTGGCTCTGGTACGCGGCCATGAGCAGGTCGCGGTAGGTTTCCTCGAGCTGCCGCGCGGCCTGCACCATCGCATTGGCCTGGACCACGTCGACCGCGCCGCCACCCCGCTTGACCCGGTTCTCGACGCTGCACCGTGCTTTGATCGCGTCCGTCAGCCCTTCCGCAGCCGAACGGAACGTCGCCAGATTGCCCCACGGGTAGGGGTTGTCAGCGGGGACGCCGCTTGATCGCTGGGCGTGTTCGCCGCTGGCACCATGAGCGTCCGCTTGTACTGTCATTGTCCTTCGTTTCCTTTCCGTCTGGCCAGCCCGCCGCACCCGGTATGAGCCAGTTGGCCGCAGCAACACTGGGCGGCCTGGCCGTCTGTAGCCTGGGCGGGAGTGGCCGTGACATCCATGGGCATCTGTGTGCCGTTGCGCCATTGGGCCGTACCGCCGTTACTGGTGTGAGCTTCCGTGAAGCCGCTGGTGGTCTGGGCGGCCGTTGGAACCCTGGGCTTGCGCCGTGTTGCTTCTGGGCCGTTTGAACCGTGGGCTTGCGCCGTATCCGCAATGGGCCCCGCCGTGTGTGGCTTGAGACCACCATGGGTCCGTACCGTCCGTGGGCGGGGCCGTAGCATTTGTGAGCCCGCAGGGGGCCGTTAGTGCGGTGGGCCCCGCTCACGTCTCGTCAAGGCATGTGACACCCGCTTCCCGTATCTTCTTGATGTACGTCCGGTACTCGTCAATCGTGGCGTGGTGCCCTTCGATCATCTTCTCGTGCCACCGGATCGCGGCGGTGAAGTCGCTGATGGTGGCCTTCCCGAGCGGAATCCATTCGCGGGTGTCTGGGTTGTACACGTACCCCTCGTTATGGCGCTGCCGCGCGGGACCGCTTGCGTCTTGGGCGGTGCCGTTACTTGGTTGGGTCCCGCGGACAGCGGCCTGGATGGACGAGAAGCTCGCGCCGACACTGTGGCGGATGGCGGGGAGGAGCCACGCGTCGGGGTCGTCCGCTTCGAGCGCGTCGGTGAGGTAGCGCCGGGCGATTTCTTCGGGGTCGTGGACGCCGGCGAAGAACTGCTCACGCACATAGGTGGATATTGAGTGCCGAGTCATACCCCCTATGATACCCTATGATACGGAAAGTGGGAGGGTGAGTCAGTGGAAATGTGCGCGATGTGCAGTCAGCCCATGGTCTGCGGTCACTCTTTCACCGTCGACGGCGCACGCCGCCACTGGCGGCTCTGCTGCATGTGCACCGCTGAGCTGATCGGCCAGCTCGACCGCGAGACCGCCCGCGAACCGTAACCGGATACGCGGGTCAGTGCGGCACGCCCATATCCACCACGCCTCAACCACGATCGCGGCCGTCCTCAGCCACCAGTTCGGGGCGATGAACACCGCCGTGAGGATGATCGGGCACGGCACGAGGTACAGCAGCGCCCGCTGCCTGCGCCGCCGTTCCCGCTGCCGCCGTTCCCCGCTGTCCGGCATCCTGATCAGCAGCATTTACCCTTCGTCCTTCCATCCGTACCGGGCTAGTTTCTCCCGCAGCTGGGCGTTCACGAGGACAAGATCGTTGATCTGCTCTTCGAGGGTCCGTGGCAGCTCCGGGGGAAACGGGACATCCCGCCAGTCTCCTACGTCGGCTTGCTGACCCACAGGTACTTCTTCCCCTTGCACTGCGGGCAGGTGACCTTGTTCCGCTTCCTCCGCAGCATGATGCTCTTCCATGTTTCCCCGGTGCCGAGGCAGCGGGGGCAGAGCACTTTGACCTTGCTCACTGGTCGCGCCGCCAGATCACGTAGATCCACGCGATGACCATGAGAGTCAGCCAGAACCCGCCGATGGCGAGCCAGAGTCCGAGCATCCGCCGTAAACCCCCGTAAACCTCTGTAAGCCTGTGACGTGCGCGCCGGTGAAGATATTGACGAAGAAACCGGCGACCGCGACGAGTTCCGTGTGCCAGATCGAGTGGCCGAGCACGGCGAGCATGACGACGGCCGCGATAGCAACGATTGTCTGCAAGTTCATGTCTCCACTATACAGCAAGAGACAGAATGGGGTATATTATGCCTTACGTGAAGGCTCACCCTTTCAACGGCCAGGTGGCCCAAGAGTATAACGGCCATAGCGTGCGGCCTGGTACGCGTCCACTAACTAGATACGGAAGGTAACCGGAATCTCGGTACGCCGTGAGGCGGATGCCGTGCGGGTGAAGCAGGCCGCAAGACAGCCCCCGCTCTCCGAGGGGAGCGGGGGCTGTCCCATCCACCAGAGACAGACCTCCGAGCTGGTGCCTCTGGGCCCTGGTGCGCGTTACGGCTTACCCGGGCCGCCCAGCAGGGGTGACCATCCACCACCACCCTACCGCATACACTATGATACTGCAATGAGGCGTTGCGGGAAAACATGGCGAGGCGGCACCGGGCGCATCACCTGGACACCCCCCGAAGCGCCGAAACCAGACGGCGGCCACCTCCACCGGTGCATGCTCAAACCCGGCCACGACGGCAACCACATCTGCTGGTGCCGCTACGAGATACGGTGACCCGGTGAGCTGCGACAAGTCCCACTGCGGGTGCGTCTGCCAGATCTGCCTCAAAGCCCGCCAGCAGCGCCGCGGCCGGCGGCGGCACTGCGAGCAGCACAACCGCGGGTGCCACTGGAAATGCCCCAACTACCAGACCAGGACGAAGTGACCGTGCCGCCGCGGAAGATCACCGCGGCAGACGAAGCCGCCCGGTGGGCCGACACCGTGCGTCTCGCGCTGACGATGGCCCGCGCCCGCCGCGACGGCCACCGCGCCGACTACTGGCGGCTGTTCGACGGGATCAGCGTGGACCTGGTGCCGCTGCTGATCCAGGTCCTCGCCGACCTGGCCGGCGTCGACCGCGACGACGACTGGTTCGCCCGGCGGCTCCGCACCCTCGGGGAAGCCGAGGCGTCCGGGGAGCTGCTCCGCGGCGTCCGCGAGTGGATGACCGAATGGGGCATCACCGACGGGTAAAACTGTAACGCCGGTCATTCGTCATCGATCCACCGGAACACGCCCCGCTTGCCGTGCTCATCCTTGACCCGGTACCAGGTCTCGCCGCGCTTGGAGCGCCAGTGATCGTAGATCAGGATCTTGAACGGCGGATACAAGTCCTCATCATCAGGAATGATCTCGGTGAACTCCCCGTCGTGGTTGTCGAACGGGAGCTGCGCCGGTTCCGGTGCCGACGTGGGTGCTGACATGGATGCCTCCGGTTCGGGGACGAGCTCGGGCGGGCGGATCAGGTAGACACCGCGGCCGACGCGCTCGCAGATCCTGGGTTGCAGTGCGCACAGGTTGGCGAGGGCCGCGCCGCAGGTACGCCGGTCATAACCGGTCTCTTCGGATAGACGTACAGGGTCGATGATGCCGGGGTTCTTGTAACACCACCGGGCGATGTCGGAGAGCGCTACCATGACTGTCAGCGTACCATGCAGTCCGTTGCCGTGCCGTGATTGTCTGGGTTACGTGGCCGCGGGATCGGGATGCGCACGGGCCGCGGACGGTACCTGCGGACGATGACCGGGTCCCCGTCAGGCCAGATCACGTCGAAGTCCTCACGCATGCGAATCACGGAATCCACTCCCCCTCATCGTGATGAGGGTTACCCATGCTGCGGAGGGTCGCTGCATCGGTTCTTCGGGGGACTGGCTCTCGATGAAGCTGCGGCCTTCAGGGGTGTCGGGATCAGTCGCCGTATTTTCTGGCGGCGGCTCATCAGCACGCGGTACTTCGACACCGTGGCTCTGGCTGGCTCCGTGCATTGCAGCCAGCACGTATTCACCTTTGCGGCGGGGCGGGTTCCAGCGGTCTTCCATGTCACTCCCTGGGCATAGGCATGAGGCCCAGTACGTTGCCCTGGAAGGTGAACCCGCACCACGGACTTCTATCCGCCGGGTATCCGCTGATCCGAAGCGTACGCCCGGAGACAGCAAGGGTCAAGGATTAGAAACCGCCCGCAGGGTACGACGACGACCGTGAACCTCGCATCCAGCTTCACGGTCAGCGGTGCGCACGGCGTGCTCATCCTGATCGCCGCTATCCTCTTCGCCGTCGCAGCCGTCCTCGCCTGGGTCGTCGAACCCCGCAACGTGTGGGCCAGCTTCGTCGCAGCCGGGGCCGCGCTCGTCTCGTTCGCGCTCCTGTTCAGCTAGGGAAACACCACCATGATCCTGCTCGGTCTCATCCTCATCGTCATCGGCGTCGTCGTCCCCGCCCTGTCGGTCCTGGTCACCATCGGGATCATCATCCTGGTCCTCGGCGTGGCCCTGCTCGCGCTCGGCCACTTCCACGGGCCCGTCGGCGGCCGCCGCTACTGGTACTAACCAGAGGGCCACACCCTAGCCGCGGTAGTAGAAGCGGGGGGCCATCGTGGCGGCGTGGGCGGCCAGCTGCGCGGCGGCCAGGGCCAGCGCGACCAGCGCGGTGACGATGCCTGCCTTGGTTAGCTTCATGGTTATCCCTTTCCCGTGTTAGCCGGCGCGTTCCCGGCCACGCTCGCACAGGGCACGGCGGTACGTCAAGACCCGGCTACTCGCCGTTACCGGCCCCCGGTCGTCCAGGAGCGTCCGGGAGCACCCGTCAAAGAGAGCTCGTGAGCTGGCCCCAGAGCGCCTAACCCGGCCACGGCCGTACCGGGGTAACCCCCCCGGGCCGGTCGCCTTAGAAGCGCGCTGGTCGCATCGGGCCTGGTCACAGCCTTGCCTGCCCAGCTCGCCGGTCACCCTCGGAGGTGCATAACCCCAGGTCAGGCTTCAGTCTCATGGTGTATGATGGAAGGTACCATCCACACCTGAACGGTTCAAGTTAATGACCACCAAGCAGCTCGCCGCCGAACGCGCCGAACACATCCGCCTCGGACTCCAGCAAACCGCGGTCCTCTACGCCCAAGCCGTCGAAGAACAGGATTGGAAAGTCCTCGGCTACCGCAGCGTCGACGGATGGGCACAAGCAGAATTCGGCCCCGACCGCTTCTCCGCCCCGCGCCGACGCGAAATCCACCAGCTCCTCCACACCACCGGCATGACCTACCGCAAAATCGCCCAGGCCACCGGAAGCTCCCCCCCCACCGTCATGCGAGACATCCGCAACACCGGCAACGGTGTTACAGATGTAACAGAACCAGCCCCCACCCAGCCCAACCCGAGACAGCAAGCAGCACGCGACCGCGAACAACGCCGACGCGACCAAGAAACCTGCCCCGGCGACAACGAGCTGACCGCCGCAGAGCACCCAACGCAACTCCCCGCCAACTCACCCGGACGCGACCAGGCATGGCGCGAGATGGTCGCACTCGGCCAGGAACTGATGGACACGCTCGGCCAGGAACTCCAAGGCCAGCCGCCCAATGCGGAGACGGCACCAGAAGCCCACGGTCACAACGGCGGCACGCCCACCACCACAGAGGCATACGACTACGACCACGGACCCGTCACCCCACCCGGCGACATCACCCAAGTCACCGTCGTCCTCACCCTCCAACTCATCGACCAGTTCGCCGCCGGCCCCGGCGTCGCCCTCGGCATCGAACTCGAAAAACTACGACGCCAGCTCCCCGGAGCCACCGAAATACAGCTCACCATCCGGCAACGCGCCCAAGCAGGTGACGGCTGAAAAGCCCAGACGAGTTACGGCGCGCGCCCAAGATGGCCACGGCTCACAGTAGCCCACACGAACTACGGCGCACGCGGGACGCGGGACGCAAACATCCGACCGCGTCCCGCGTTCGTCCTGCGTCCCGACGCGACGCCACGTCCACGACGTCCAGCCGCAGCGCTGCGTCCAGCCGCACCAGCCGCAGCGTCGCCCTGGTTTTTCCACGCGGGGAGAGATTTACGAGCAAGAACCGTCCGCGCTATGGCCAGCTCAAAAATTCGAACACCTACTCGAATTGGGACTGGTGTTCGATAGAACGAGCGTTCGAATTAAGTCGTTAGCGCGGCTAACGGTTGCCGGCCAGCAACCAACCCCCTGACCTGCGGAAACGTGGCGGATGGTTAGCCGGCCTAACCATCCAGGAGGGGAATCGTTAGCGCGGCTAACCACCCCGTGCATGGTCGTCCATGGTCGAAGCCGGCGCCGGCGTCCGCGGTTCGAACGGAGCTCCGTTGACGGCGGCTAATTAGCGCGGCTAACAGTTAGCGCGGCTAACGGCTGACAGAGGGTAACGGCTGGCCTGTGACCAGGGTAAACACAACGATGTTATTTGGCAGGCTGGTCACGCTGCGTGGTGCCTGGGTCGGAGATGGTCGTCCATGTGCCTCCTGGATTGCGCATGGCCGGCCACTCGGAGCTCGCATGGTCGTCCACCCTTGACGTGTGACGCAGCACACATTGAGGTTTCTGCGTTTGCGCAGGTCAAGGGCATGTTGTCACTTGAGACGTCTCTGGTTGCCGATTGTCACATCAGTCACAGACCGAGTTACACGCTTGTGTTTCGGCAGGTCACAAGCCTTTATCGAACAAGTGATGCAAGCCTGTGACCAGCGGTTTCGTCTCATGGTGTATGATTGAGTCAGAACGTAGTTCAGAGCAATCAACCCGAAGGGAGTGGAGACAGTGACCAGCATGACGGCCAGCGTTGCGGACAGTGCGCGCATCACGGCTGCCGATGACGAGACGGCAACAGCGTTCGCGCTACGTGTCATCTCGGAAACGGCGCTACGGCGCGCGCGCCATACCGACAACCAACGGCCAGACGACGTCCGCGGACGGCCATACGAGGTATGGCGCGCGGAGGAGCGCGCCTACTGGCGACTTGACGAGTGGTCGCGGATGATCCGGCAGGCTCCGCATGGTGGCGGAGGGATCGACGTCCACCGTCGCACGTGGAACTGGACTAGCACCATGAACGGGGGACGTACCGAGTGCCGTCCCTCCGGAGTCGTGTCGCTACCTGGCGAGACGGCAGGCAACCCGTTGGACGGTGTCGGCCACTCACCCGTGATGATCCTGCGTAACCCCGGCCAGTACGCGCCGGCGCCGGCTCCCCGTGATCCCGTGCCGGCTCGTGGCGTCAGGATCACGTTTCCCGATTGGGTACCCGAGTGACATTGCCTGATTCGGTGGCGCGCGGAAACGCGCGTTGCCGTGTCGTGCAATCGCATGGCAGTAGGTACCGACAGACGGCAGGGTGCCGTCAGGTAAGGAGCCATCATCATGGCTGAGAACATCACGACCACCGACAACGGGCAGGCCACGGAAGACGCGCGCGTCGCGCTGGCGCTTCAGTTGCTGGCCGACCAAGAGCGGAAGGACGCCGAGAAGGAAGCCAAGCGTCTCGCACGGCAGGCTGAGAAGGCCGCCAAGGGTGAGCAGCCGAACGCAGCTCACGCGTTTCTGCACACCATTGTCCGCGCGTTCACGCAGGCTGATCGGGCATTCCCCGACGACGCCGACGCGTACCGTGCCGAGATCCGGCGAGTGCTCGGATTCGTGGACACGGCCGCGCAGATGGGTAACACGACGACGGCCAATGACTTCCGTGTCATCGGACAGCTCATTGCGACCACCATGCCGAAGGTGCCCGTTGCGCCTAAGGCCGACGGCAAGTAGTCACCTGACGGCAACGCCGGCGCTCCCCGTGAGCGTCGGCGTTGCCGTCGTCTGGGCAGGCAACCCGGCCAGCATCCGATGCTGGCCGGGTTGCCGTCGTCTGCGTCCCCGTGAGAGTTTCCAGCCTGCCCGATTCCCCGTGGATCGGGCAGGCTGGAATTTCTGGCGAGATTCCAGGAATGAGCGCGCGCGTCATGGTGGCGCGCGCGGAAACGTGAGAGGTGAGATTATGCGTATGCCGTATGACGGCAAGCGTGAGGC